CATGATTTTACAATAAACAGATTGTTTTTACCATTAACATTTTTTAATCGTGAATTAACAGAGTTAATCCTATCCCTAACCATAGGTGCTGTATTTCTACATCTTACATCAAATCCAGCATTTTTCAATATACTTATGTCAGTAAATCCACCTGCACTTGTTTTTCTTTGTCTGGCACTTGGGTCTGGGTAAACAACGATATTTTTATTTCTATAACGACTTCTTATTTCTTCGCACATTTCTTGGGTATTTGATGAATAAATTTGTATTTCATCTACAACAACAACAATATCTCTTTCAATAATACAGACAACTGCAGTCATTGGGTCTACATTAAAATCTAAGCCAATATGTAAAAAAGCAGAATCTCTTTCATATTTTTCTATTATATTTTTTTGTCTGTTGAAGTTGTAATAAATCATACCAGAGTAATTTACAAATGTTGCTTCATATTCTTGCTGAAATGTTCTTACATCTAAATCTTGTTTGGCTTGCTCTATTTCTTCACTTGAAACTTGACCACCCTCTAAGGTTGTATATTTAAAACTTTGCCATTCTTTATTACTTTCGCCTTGTTTAAATAATTCATAACTCCAATTACCAAAACCTCTGGGACTTCCACAGAATAAGGCATGACCTCCAGTATCAGATAACGTTGGTCTTAATACCTCATACCAAGCTTCTTTATGAATATCCGCAAACTCGTCCATAACTAGAAAATTTAAACCAACACCTCTAAGTGATTGCTCATTATCTGCACCTCGTAGTGTAATACTAGAATTATTTTTAAGTATAATGGTTAAATCACTGTTATTAATAGTTTTTACCCACTTATGCTCTATTAATCTTTCTTTTAGTTCATTCCAACATATTTGTTTGGCTTGTCTATAAGTGGGTGCAACATACCATACTTTTTGTTTTGAACGACTAGCAAACTTGGCTAATTCATTTATTGCTAAATATGTTTTACCAAATCTTCTGCCAGTAATAAGAACTCTAAATCTAGCTTTATCTTTAATAACTTTTGATTGAGGTTTGGTTAATGGCATTAACTAGTCCAAGGTAATGGCTCTTCAAGTTGTGTTTCTTCTATTCTATCTTGTTGTCCTAACATATTCTTACCTAGAAAGATAAGCATACTAACATTTCCGTTTTCACAAGCTTTCCATTGTAATTGTCTGAGTCTCATTTTTTGCTCTGCCCTCCCTTTTATCAGAAATTCCGAATAACTCTTTTCTAAAAGGTCTGCTGAACAACCAAAGAAGTCTGCCATTTCTTTATTGGTACAACCTAATGTTGCTAGTTTTTGTAATTGTGATGTATCTATTTGATATTTTTTTGGTCTTGCCATATTCCTCATTTCCCTTTGAGTAAAGTATTTTAGTTCTTTATGGTCTTTAGCTTCATTCCATATTCATTAATGCCTTTTTTCTTTATATAATCATCACGAAAAACTAACTTATTTTCTCTTTTGAATTTATTATAATTTACATAATGATGGTGCCTACCATATCGCCAAACAAGTTTTGTAACATCTGGGTGCAACTTCATTTGCATGTTTGACTTAGGGATAGTTCCCTCTTTTGCATAAAATTCGTCTGTATTACCACCTTTCAATGTTTGTGTATTAGCTTTTTCTTGTAAAAATACATTAAATTGAACTGTGCACCACCCTTTTTTTAAAATTCTGAGTGATAAATCGGTATCTTCGTTATATCTTCCCCTCCATCTATCTGGTAAAGGCAAATCGTTTCTTATTAAATTACATGAGTAGATTCTAGTGTTAACAGTAAATGGTGTGTATTGATGTCCCCATTTATCTATTACAAAAAAAGTATAATTTGGTCCTGCCATTCCTATATTTTTATATCGTAAAACAAAATCTTCCATAACTATGAATGGTGTGCCATCAGTACATTTTACTTCAATATTATTTTGCCATCTTCTAAAGCATTTGATGTTATCGTCCATGACCCAATGCCATTTATAACCTCTATCTATAGAATGTTGCCAAATAAAATTACGAGCAGGCCCAGGTCCTTTTGATTTTTTATCGCCTAAATCGTCGCATGTATCGTATTCCTCTTGGTAGGTCTTATCTAACACAATTATCTTTTTCTTATCTATAACCTTCGCATACTCCGAGTACTCTTGTTCTTCAACCACTATTGAATATGGTACATTCATTTCTTCTAAGGCTTTTGCTGTTAGCCTTGAATCTGCTCTGCCTTTTGATGGAATGTAAATAGGAAACTGGTTAGTTTTCATAATATTTGTCTTTGATTACATTTTTTTCTACAAATGGAAACCAAATATATTTTGTTTTTTCTGTATAATCTTGTTTTATAAGCTGAAAGAATTTATCTACAGCTTCTTGATTCACAAAATTTACTGTTAATGAACGAAATGGCGATTGGTCGTCATGGTCAAAACTAGGCATATCTTGCCAATGTTCATCAGCATCTAACCATTCTCTTGAACTATGGTCTGGTTGAAATATAATTGTTTCTAATTCTTGTTGCTCAAAGCCTAATTCATCAATGTTAAAATTAATTTCTTTGAGTAAATCTATTTCAAGTTTTAACAAATCATAATCCCACCCAGCATCTTCGGATAATCTATTATCAGCAATACGATATGCTCTAGCTTTTGCCTCAGATAAATCAGCAATAACAACTGGAACTGTTTTAAAACCTAGTTTTTTTGCACCTAATAATCTTGTATGCCCTACAATAACAACCATTTTATCATCTACGACTATTGGTTGTTGAAAGCCATATTCTGACAAAGAACTTGCAACCTTATCAATATCTTGGTTTTTTCTTGGGTTATTGTGATACGGAATAAGTTTTTCTATTTCTATTTCTTGAATATTCATAATTTACCTAATCTAATTGTTGAATAAATTTACTATTTGCATAATCATAATTTTTGTTTTTTGCAGTAACCCCTGATGGTTGTGTTATTAATGTTTGGTCAAAATGATGTCTTACAGATAGAAAAAAATTCATATATGAGTTTTTTGTGATTTTTCCCTCTGCATCTTTATCTGAAATGTGTTTTGGTACATCTTCAAACTTATCTTCTTCTTTAATTCTTTTTTTTAAATTTTTTTCTTTTAAATCTTTGCATATTTTTTTTATCTCGTAATAACTATCTTTTGCTTTTTTTATTTTCATTTTATTCCTCAAAAAGTTGGTACTGACCTTGCTCATTTTCTTGCACTTCTTTTTTATTGCTATTCATTAATATCATAACATCTTTTTCAGTAAGTTCAAATTGTCTAAGTCTTTGATATAATTTAATATTTTTGTGTTTTACTTCAAGCATTAAGGTTTCGTAAATATAATCCATTTCTTCTTGTTGCTCTTTTGATAAACCATTATCTAAAAACAAACTAACTCCCATATAATTGACTTCTAATAAGTGGGTCTATTTTCTTTTCTATTTCATCTCGCATTTGTTCTAAATCATAAATTGCATCATTCAAACAATCTAATTGTATAACATCTGGCATATTTTTAAATGTAGATTGTGGTTTAGCTACTGCTTGTTCTGACCTATGCTGATAATTAATTGATATTATTCTTGTCATATCCAACCCTCCAATTCAAATAAATCTATTGCTTGTTGTTTAGAAAAATGTCCCTCTTTTATTGCTCTTGAAACATCACCAGAATGTTGTCTTGCATAAGTTTTTATAAAACTTGTATTAGTTTTATTTTCTATAGCTTCCTTAAACATTTTTAATCTCATGTCATAAGGTTCTAGTTTGGTATTAGATTTTTCTTTTTTAGGTTGGTCATCTAAATATTTTTTAGCTGATAACCAAAATGCAGGTTGTTTAGCAAATTGTTTATCTTCAATAGATTCATAATAATTATTATACATTATTGCCAAATCTTGTGGTTTTGTAATCCATTCTTCTTCTAATTTAAGAAAGTTCTTTTCTGCTATTCCCTTACTGACTTTATTATTAACCTTATCCCAAAATGTATTAAAATAAGCATTATAACTATTTTTGGGTTTAGTGGTAGTGGTAGGGGTTAGGGTAGGGGGGTTTTGGCTAGGTTTTTTTGGTCGCCCACCTAATCTGCCATTTACTTTTGATGCTTCTATTCTTCTTGTAATAAATAAATATTCTTCTAATTGTCTTTCATTTTGGTAATGGTCGTTAATTAAAATAAAAAACTCTTTTACTACTATATTACAAGATTGTTTTTCATCATCAGTTATACAATTAGCAATTCTATAGATTGTCATATTATCACTTGGCAAACCACAGCATCTTTTATTCCAGTTCCAACAAAGTAATCTTATATAAATACCAATCTGTTCATTGGTTAAATGTTGTGTTCCTGCAATAAAGTCTTCTGTGAATAAATACCAAGCTTTTAGTTTTTCTTTTGGTTTTGAATTTTCTTCTATATACATAATATGCTCCATTTTTTTTCATAAGTATCATAAAAGTTTGTAAATATAAACCTATTTATTATTTTTGGTTAATATCCCCATACCTCTTTTCTTGCCTTACAAACTGTTTCTTCTTTCCATATCCAATTATCAGGGTTTGGGATTAGAGAATTTTTTACATCTTCTTTACTATCAACTTTAGATAAATAATTACCCATAACCTTTAAAATATGTTCGCATATCTTCATAGGGTGTGAATAATCGTCTAACGTCATAGCTCGATACTCAGCATCTTTTGTTTTCGTAGGTGTCTTTAGATACCAAAGTAATTGTTTTGCATTTGTAGCCCTTTGATAAATAGATTGTTGCATTGCATGAGATATAGAAATCTGTAAAGGTAGGTTTTTAGATGTTTTTAAATCTATAAAAAAATCTTCTTTTGTATTCTTATCTTCAAAGTGAAAGTCTGTATAACCAATAAAAGGTATACCCTCAATTTCAACTTCTACTTTCTTTTGGTAATCTAATAAATCCCATCTAAAAGCATATTGTTGAAATGTTGATGCACCTAATTCTAATAATGGTACAAGATTTTCCCTTTCATCATCTGTCTTAGGGTCTGTTATTCTACTACAATTAGCATCATATTCAGCAACCATTTTTTCTGTAGCATCTGTAACAGACATTCCATTTAAAACCATATTTAAACCAGATTCAACAGCACTTCCTCTTTCTGCTGATGCACCACTAGGAAACTCATAGCCAAATATTCTTCTTAATGCCCATCTTTCCCTATAAAAAGCAAACTCATTTAAATGACTAAATGATAAGGGCAGTAAACTCTTGCCCTCACCATCAAATTTTTTAAAATGTTCAATCATATTTTGTTTATCCACTCATTTAAGTGGTCACGATTTTGTTGAACTTGATTTTTTAAATCCATTAATTGGTCGTGAACATTACTAGTTCTGCCAAATCTTATTAAATAATCATTAATAGAAAAAATAAGTTTATCCATAATGTTTATATCACTTAGATGTTTTGCAATGGCTTGTTCTTTTACTTCATCAACAGAAACATCGTCGTCTTCAATTAATCTATCTGACATTAGTTGTTCTCCTTTATAAGTGTATAAGAAGCAAATCTTTTGCCAGTTTTATCGTTAATTAAATTTTCTGAAATTATTGTTAAGCCACTTTTTCTTAAATCATAAATAATAGCACTCAATCTTGTAGCTCTAAATTTATGTATAGCTTCCCATGATGTTATTGGTAAACCTTTTTTTAGGTGGTTCAAAACCTCGTCTTTTTG